ATGAAAGAAAACAAATACGATAACAATCGCTTCTTTAGCCAATACTCGCAAATGTCCCGTTCGGTGGATGGTTTGAAAGGTGCTGGAGAATGGCACGTATTACAGAAAATGCTCCCCGATTTTGCAGGGAAAAGGGTGTTGGACTTAGGTTGCGGATTCGGATGGCATTGCATTTATGCAATAGAACATGGAGCAACACGTGTTACCGGAATTGATATTTCCGAAAAAATGCTTGAAGAAGCCCGGAAAAGAAACTCTTCTCCACTCATTGAATATCAATGTATGGCTATCGAGGACTTTGATTTTCAGCCGGATTCTTATGATATGGTTATCAGCTCATTAACTTTCCATTACCTCGAATCTTTTATAGATATATGCCGGAAAATTAATCATTGCTTAACTCCGGGAGGTGCTTTTGTCTTTTCCGTAGAGCATCCGATATTTACAGCTTACGGCGACCAGGATTGGTATTACGACCAAGAGGGGAATCCTATCCATTGGCCGGTAGATCGTTATTTTACAGAAGGTAAACGCACGGCAGTCTTTCTGGGCGAAGAAGTGGTCAAATACCACAAAACATTGACTACCTATATAAATGGCCTCCTTCAAACCGGATTTGAGATATGCGAACTGATAGAGCCACAACCCGACGAAAAGTTGTTGGATACTATTCCGGGAATGAAAGATGAACTACGGCGTCCCATGATGCTTCTGATCTCTGCCAAGAAAAAAAGTGAGGCCGCAAAGTAATGAGATTCAAGGTATTGAAAAATAATAAATAAAAAACATTCGCTTAGCTATTGTTAATTAAAAAATACTCCCTATCTTTGCACCGCTTTTGGAAATAATAACCCCAAAGTTTTCGGGGTGTAGCGCAGTCCGGTTAGCGCACCTGCTTTGGGAGCAGGGGGTCGTGGGTTCGAATCCCGCTACCCCGACGAAAAAATCAAGTCAAGAAAAATTGAATGGTGTTGAGCTGATACAGTTTGTATCGGCTTTTTTCGTTTGTGTAAAATAGGTGTAATTAGACCTCGTTTTGGGGCAAATAAAGAGGGTAATTCTTTGAAATATCTTTGAACTGTTTTTTAAGTATATCTCTATTTTCATCCATTTAAGGGAAAATAAGACAATTTTCTATCAATTCAGACCGATTCAAGCTGTTTAATGCGATTTTAAACCTTTAAAAAACATTAAAACAGTATGGCAACATTTAAAGCAATTGTATTTAAGGGACATCTAAAACAAGATGGAACATCAAATATTAAAATTAGAATCTATCACAATAGAGAGTCACAGTATATAGCCACTTGTTATTTCATTCAACCTGAAGGAATGGATGGAGTCGGCCGGATCTTGCCTAATGTGGCAAATGGAGAAATGATAGAGTATGAGATCAATGCATATATCCAAAAGATCCGGAGAGAGTATTTAAAGCTAGGACAAGATAGAACACAATTTATGTCTTGCAAGGATCTAAAAGAACAAATAGAGAAATCTCTTGCTCCTGATGCCGAATTTATTGATTTTGTAGAGTTCGCTCAAAACATAGTAATTCAAACTAAAAAGAAGAAAACAGCCGAATGGTACAGTTCTTCTATTGCTACCCTATGCTGGTACACAAAAAGAAAAAAGATAGATATTAAACTCATCACCTCATTCTTGCTAAATAAGATGATTAAAGACCTATATCAATCAGGTCCAGCCGGTATTCCGCTAGAACCCGGCACGATAAACCATTACCTTAGGGGCTTGAGAGCACTATACAACAAAGCAAAACTCCTTTATAACAATGAAGACTTTGATATCATAAGAATCCCCGGTGATCCGTTTAAGAAGGTCGATATTCCAGAGTATCGGAGGAAAAGAAAGAATATAGACATCAACACATTGCTAAAAATCAGAGATTTTCAGTCTGATAAAATACGTACCAATATGGCACGTGACGTCTTTATGATGATGTTCTACATGATGGGTATTAACGTCAATGACCTTTATAGTATTTCGTGTGAACGCCGAAGGAGAATAGATTATAAACGTTCTAAAACGAATACGGAGAAAAATCTGGACCAGGTAGCACTCTCTATTAAGATCGAGCCGGAACTTCGCATATTACTAGACAGATACACAGAGGGGTACTTCCTCTCCTACTTTCACACTAACTACAGCAATTTGAATAATTTTATGCGAGCTATAAACCTTGGTCTGAAAGATATTTGCATGAATTTAGAACTTAATTTTAAAGTTACCTCCAATTGGGCCCGCCACACATGGGCTAGTTTAGCCAGAAACAAAGCGGGAATCCCCAAAGCTGATATTGACTTCTGCCTAGGACATGTTAACAATGACTACAAGATGGCTGACATCTACATTGATATAGACTATAGCATTTGTGACAAGGCAAATCGTTCTGTTTTGGATTTATTGCAGAAAAAAGAAGAAAAAAAAGACTGAAACGTTTGCAAATTAAAAAACTCTCTCTATATTTGCAAACATAATGGTGTCGAGCTGGATAAAACAATGTTTTTATCCGGCTTTTGTTGTTTCTATAAACTTCAACAGCTTCATATTACTGAATCCCTTCTCTTCTCTATGTTATGCGCCATAAAAAACAATGACGCATGGAAATAACAGTTTCAAAAACAGCTTTATTGGATAAGCTGAAATCAATCGGGCGAATCATACAGCCCAAAAATTCATTGCCAGCTTATGACAACTTTTTGTTTGTCATCGACGAATTTGGAATCATCCTAGTTACAGCAGGTGAAGAAGGCGGACGTATATCTACCAATATTGATGGTACCGCAGACTTTATCAGTTACTCTTTCATGACTAATGCCAAAACATTACTAGACGGACTAAAAGAGATCACCGAGCAACCACTAGTTATAACTATACTTGAAAAGGAATTGATTGTTAAGTATGTCAATGGAAAATTCTCAATACCACTTGAAAAGGGAGATCAATACCCATCCATGAATACAGATAATACCGCTACCCCATTCCTTGTATCAGGTAACGACTTATTATATGGAATAAAACAAGTATTATTTTGTAGTGCCAATGACGAACTTCGTCCGGTATTGAATGGAGTCTATTTTGATATAGGCCTGGATTCTATGTCGTTTGTCGCAACAGATGGAACTCGTTTGGCTATGATTGAAAATCCGTCACCTTACACACGAAAAGAACGTGGAGCATTTATTCTGCCAAGTAAGTTTGCAAAACTCCTTTCTAATATTGTTCCGGAAGATTGCTTAGAAGCAGAGATCTCGGTAAATCAGACCAATATCTTATTTGAATTTGAATCATACCGGTTAACTTGTCGTATGATCGAAGGCCGGTTCCCCAATTACCGTGCTGTTATTCCTCAAAAACAGCCCAATCGTGCAGTATTAAAGAAAGCTGATATAGTATCAGCTCTAAAACGTGTATCTGTATTCTGTGACGAAAATTCATCTTTAGTAGTACTCAAGTTTGATCCCAGCTCTCTAAAAATTGAAGCTCGTGATTTAGACTTTTCCAGGTCAGCTGAAGAAACGGTAACTCTGCAGTCTGGTTGTAACATTGAAATAGGCTATAAGAGCAGTTTCTTAATAGAAATGATCAATAATATCCCCTCGGAAGATATTACTATCAATATGAGCGATCCGTCGAAAGCCTCAATCTTTACCCGCTGCGATGAAGAAGTTCGTAGCTTGACTTATCTATTAATGCCTTTATCAATTAACTATTAAAGCCATGGGAAAAGAGAATCAATCATTCAAACAGGTTATTCAATCTTATTTAGAGCAACGTGCAAAGAGGGATTCCCTCTTTGCCACCTCTTTTGCGAAGCAAAACAAGAATATAGATGAATGTTGCAATTACATTATAGGTGAAGCTAAAAAATGCGGTGGTAACGCTGTATGTATGTCTGACGATGAAGTCTTCGGGCTTGCAGTTCATTACTACGATGAAGATAATATCAAAGTAAGTAAGCAATCAAATTATAAGGCATCAACCGGGAATGCGAAAAAAGAAGCAGCTACAGAACAACCGGAAACTAAAAAGCCGGCTTCTTCCTCTAATAAACGTAAAGGGAAGAAAACAGAAATACCATCAGGACAATTTTTATTATTTGAAGACCTATGAAACCAAGAACAAAACTACAGTTTAGAGTAGCAGGTTTAAGTAGCCAGCTACCTAATATTGAGAATATGATGATTGACTGGGCTAAAAGCGATTGTTTAAAACATATAGGATATGCAACCAAGTCACGTGTTATATGTATGGAGTGCGGGCAGCGCTTCTCTCCAGAACTTGTAAAGCGTAAACGTGCTATTTGCCCTCATTGTGGTGCATCCTTGAAGATAGAACAGTCAAGGAAGCGTACAGATAAACAAACGATGTTTATTGCCAAAGCGGAAATTTGTGAAGAATTCCAAGTTATCCGAAGCTTTGAATTGATTGCTTACTATCAGGCAGAAGCGAATCCTCGTTATTTTATTCGTGAGATACTGCAACATTGGATAAAAGACGATGGCAACCGGGAGGTAGTAGCTCGTGCAAACAATACGGGACATTGTGGATGGTGTGGAGATCTGGAGATACGTAATAAGATTGTTGGATCATATTATTACAGTTGTAGTAATGATGTTTATTGTGAACGCTATCATCCGGCCTCCGTCTTTAGACCTAAGTATATTCAAATGGGTATAGATTGTAAATTACGCGGTATGTCATTTCTTACTGCCACCAATACAATTCCCCATTCTCCCAAGGCTGAAACTCTTCTAAAGGCAAGACGTTATGAATTAATAGATTATTTCGAGGGACACCGTTACAAGATTGATATGTATTGGCCGTCTATTAAAATTTGTCTTCGAAATAAATATCGGATTAAGGATGTTTCCATGTGGTTTGATTATCTGAAACTACTTGAACATTATCGTAAAGATTTGCATAATGCCCATTATGTCTGCCCTAAAGATCTGAAAAAAGCTCATGACTTGTATATGGTAAAGAAGAAGCGTGATGATGAGAAAGAACGTAAGGCTAAAGAAATGCAACGATTGCTTAAACTCAAGAAGGAGGCAGAGAATTATATCAAAGAAAAATCGAAGTTCTTTGATATAAAGCTATCTGATGGTAAAATAGTAGTGATACCATTGAAAAGCCTCGAGGAATTTCAACAAGAAGGTGAAATCATGCATCATTGCGTTTTTACGAATGAATATTTCAAAAAAAAGGATTCACTTATTCTTTCTGCTCGAATTGGTAAGAAACATATTGAGACCGTAGAGGTCAATTTAAAGACATTTAGTATTGTTCAGTCCCGTGGAGCCTGCAATAGTAATACCGAGTACCATAACCGTATTATCGGACTCGTAAAAAAGAATATGAACTTAATACGTCAGAAACTGACGGCATAGCATACAATGACCTATATAGATTATATAAACCAATTTTGGAAGATGAATCGAAGTGTAGAATTCAGCCCGAACGAAGTCTTTTTGTACTTCTATCTCTTGAATGAGTGCAATATTCGGGGTTGGCAGAATCCGTTTGAACATCCCAACAAGACTATCGTCCTCGCAACCGGTATATCAGAGAAGACCGTCATTGAAGTTAGGAACAGATTGCAGCAAAAAGGTTTAATAACTTTCGAATCGGGTAAAAAGAATGCAAAATCGCCAGTTTATTACTTACTTGACGAAAGTAAAACGGTAAGTAAAGAGGTAAGTAAAACGGTAAGTAAAAGGGTAAGTAAAACGGTTAACATTAAAGATAAGACTAAAGACAATAAGACAATATCTCCCTTACGCGTGGGAGAGCTGTTTCCGGCTGATAGTTTTTTCGACAAGTCTTTGGACGACTGTTATACTGAACTTAAATCGAATCGATCATGGGCGGAAACAGTAACGATGAATACTCGTTCTTCCGGAAACCCTGATTTCACGCTAGAAGCCTTTTACGGGTTTCTGGAGAAGTTCTTTATGAAATTGCAGAATGAAGGAGAAACGGCGAAGTCGCCTAAGGATGCGATGTCTCACTTTGCCCGATGGCTGACATTTGAACTTAAAAACAAAAAAGATGAACGGAGAATTAATAAAAACAGGGATGCAGACAGTACTAAGCCCGTCGCAGATAGTCCAGGTGACAGCAGTAATCCGAAAGGAGTTAACTCCGATACAGAAGGCCTTACAGGCTGGATTGACAGCCTCTCAATTGGTCGCTGAATGGAGTGGAACAATCGCACAATTGAACTGTAATGTCTCATTGTTTGATGTGGCCAATGCAGAGAATATCCCTACTCTAGCTGACGTAAACAGAAGCTTTAGCAATTCGACATCAGTAGAGATTATTATTGAACATTTGAAGTCAGTATTAAGATATGCCGGTGTTGAACTAACCGATGCTCAACTGGCGGAAACAGCCTTATCAATTTTGTCTAGTTACTGGTACCTGAACTTAGCCGAGTTATGCATTTTCTTTTCCCAGCTAAAGAATGGCAGCCGAGGACAATTTGTGTGGGGGACGAAAATCAACAATCAAGCTATCATGGTAGCGCTTGCCGATTTTTGCAAAGACAGACGTAGAGAGATTGAGCATAAGGAAAACATCAGGATACGTCAAGACACGGAGAACGGATATTCCCGATCAGAGACATTGTCTAAAGACATCGTTCTAGGTACAAAAGGTATTAAAAACGCTCGAGAAGAAGCAATACAAAGTTTTGAGGCCTTTCTGAAGTTCTTCCCACATCTACCGGAGAAGTACGATGCAAAAGTTCTATGGAGAGCATGGGGAGGCGACAATGAAGCTCTGCATAAAATCTACGGCGAGAAGATTCCTGCTAAAGATGTGGCCGAAATGGATATAGGAATGTATTTGTGTAATTACAACATTGCCAAGGGTAAAGAGTTGGAAAAATAAATGCGGCCGGCGTACCACCACCGACCGCTTTCATAAGCATAAAGCTTTGTATTGCTATTAGGAACAGCAAATATATAAAATCTTTATGCTTATGGCAAGTGAAGCAGTAAATAATTACATAACTAAGCGCTACGAGCGATGGCTTGATTACTCTTTGTATCATTGTGGGCTTGCTGGTATTTCAGACGAAGCGACAGATGTCCTAAATGAGGTCATATGTTCGCTCCTTCAGAAGCAAAGCAAGCTACTTGATAAATTACTCGACACAAAGAAAAATGGCTATACAGAGCTTGATTTCTTTGTTTTGAAGATGATAAAGTTGAACGCATCCTCTCCTACTTCACAGTACCGGAGTAGATACAAACCTTTACCAGTGGATGATAATGTAGATTATTCCAGGCTGGATATCGAAGATATTTCAGATGATTCAGAAGATCGAAATGCTGAAATATTAAACAGGCTGCATTTGGTAAGAGATACATTCGAAAACTTGGAACTCGGAGATTTAGCCGCACAAGTGTTTGAGTTTCATTTCTTCCAGGATGGAAATTTCTCTGAATGGGAAGGCCCGGAGACATTGAAGCAGCTATATGAGATATATAACGGAGTACAAGAACTTATTAGAAAGAAAATAGCCGGGGAATCTATATTTTAATTGAAATTCCTTGGTCATGGAAGAAAAAGAAAAAATTACAATTGATCCCCGGAACTATCGTATCCATGGGGACGAAAACAAGCGGCTTATCCACAAAAGCCTTGTTGAATGTGGAGCCGGTCGGTCCGTGTTGGCTGACCGGAATAGTGTGTTAATCGCTGGAAACGGTGTCTATGAGGAAGCTCAAAAGCTAGGACTCAAAGTACGAATTATCGAGTCCGATGGTAAAGAGTTAGTCGTTATTAAGCGTACCGACTTATCTACGGAAGATGAAAAAAGAAGGTTGCTTGCCTTAGCGGACAATCATACTTCCGACACTTCTCATTTTAACTTCTCTGCTATTGTTGAGGACATCGGCCTTGATAAGCTAAGTGACTGGAATCTGGATATTCCGAACTTCAACATCGATGAAGATAAATTAGATGATTTCTTTAGTGGAAGTACACAGCTGGCATCCAAGAAAGAAAAGGTTTTGATTTGTCCTTTCTGTGGTAAAAACGTGCACGAGAAGGAGGGAAAACATGATTAAAAAGGTCATAACATATAATCAAGTGATCGGATTTCACTCCTATCCGGATGCTCCCGCTTCGTGCGCATATCTATCGAAACGTCATCGGCATGTATTCATTATCAGTTGTGAGTTCAAAGTGTCACACAATAACAGGGAAATCGAAATTAATACGATGCAAGAACAGCTTGCGGCCAATTTACAGAAAGAATTTGGGTCGCCATGTGAGTTCGGTTCATTTTCGTGTGAAGATGTCGCCACATGGCTTTTAAATCGTTTTTCAGAAATGTCGGAAGCTAAAGTACTGGAGGACGGTTTCGGTGGATCCATTATTCAAAGATAATCTGAAAGTCCATTTTGCCGGATGCGAGAATCTAGATAAGCTAACAGCACTTCATTCTGTCGGAGTTAAATACTTCCTATTTACTTGCTATCCATTCGTAAAGCAGATGCTGAATGGGAAACTTTCCAATAGGAATAGGAACAATATCATTCCTTCATTAGTATCTTCCCTTGGTGAACATGTAATCATGGATTCTGGGCTTTTTACTCTGATGTTTGGAGCTGATAAAGGAAAGCGAGACGAAGCATTCCTGTACACTTGGATGTTGAAGCTAGTTGATTTCGTGAAGGAAACGGGCTTCAAAGGTACATGTGTTGAAGTAGACTGTCAAAAGATCCTCTCTCCGGAAATGGCATGGTCTTTTAGAAAAGAAATGAAACGACTTCTTCCCAATAACAGGATAATCAATGTCTTTCATTTGGAAGATGGAAAGGAAGGTCTAAATCGTATGATTGATTTCTCCGATTACATTGCGATAAGCGTTCCAGAATTAAGAATACACAAGAGTTGTACCTATAAAACAGATGTTGCTCATTTGGCTAGGTATATCAAGCAGAGGAAACCACAAATTGACATACATCTGTTAGGGTGTACCGAATCGAAGATGTTGAAAGAGAATAGCTTTTGCACGAGTGCTGATAGTACGACGTGGAGTGCAATCGTAAGATGGCCGAAATTGCCTTTTGTCATTAATGGAAAAAAGATACCGAAGTATATCGGAGATTTGGATGAATCTAAACTGTTAGAATTTTATGCCAGAAATGTAGATCAGCTAATAACTAAATATAGATTCAACTCCTGTTCTAAACTCACATTGGCAAAAGTATGTTTAGCAGGCGAGTTAAGCCTGCACGAATATGATTATTTATTAGGTAACCAAAGATGAAAATTATGTATACAGTAAAAAAGCGTATTGAGATTTCAGCTTCACATAGCTTGAAGCTATCCTACGAAAGTAAATGTCAGAACCTGCACGGGCACAATTGGATTATAATTGTTTGGTGCCAGGCAAAAGACCTGAATTCCGATGGAATGGTAATTGATTTCAGCCATATCAAACAAAAAATACAGGATAAGTTGGACCACAAGAATCTGAATGAGGTTCTTCCATTCAACACAACTGCGGAGAATATGGCAAAATGGATTTGCGGTCAGGTACCGGGATGTTTTAAAGTAATGGTACAAGAATCAGAAAATAATATTGCGTGGTATGAAAAAGATAAATGAGATTTTTTATAGTATTCAGGGAGAAGGTTATCGTACTGGTACTCCTGCTGTTTTCATTCGTTTCTCCGGATGCAATTTGAAATGTCCCTTCTGTGATACACAACATTCTTCCGGAAGAGAAATGTCGGATGAGGAAATTATCAAAGAGATTTGCTTCTACCCTACCCGCTTCGTTGTTTTGACCGGTGGCGAGCCGGGATTGCAGGTAGATCGAGAGTTTATCAATAAGCTCCATCAGGCAGGGAAGTTCGTTCAGATAGAGACAAACGGGACCGTCCCTATTCCAAGAAACATTGACTGGGTGACTTGTTCGCCTAAAGAAGGCAGCAAGGTTATTATAGTCAATCCTCAAGAAATAAAGGTCGTATATACAGGACAGGACCTATCAGCCTATGAAGCAATGACAGCAGCCGTGTATTATCTACAACCATGCTCCTGCCAAAACACAGAAGAAGTTATTAACTACGTAAAAGAACACCCTAAATGGAAACTAAGTCTACAGACACAAAAGATATTGAATGTGCAGTAAGAACAATCTTATCGTACATTGGTGACAATCCAGAACGAGAAGGATTAAAAGGAACACCGGAACGTATTGTTAGAATGTGGAAAGAACTATTTCGCGGGTACGATCCAGAACAGGCGCCGAAAGTAACAATTTTCCCCAATGGTAAAGATGGATTATCCTTTAATAGCATAGTAGCAGACTCTGGTACCTACTACTCAATGTGCGAGCACCACATGATGCCTTTCTTCGGAAAGTATTGGTTCGCCTATATTCCTAATCCGGAAGGAAGCATATTAGGTATCTCAAAGATTGGCCGTGTTATCGATTATTGTGCAGCCCGTTTACAGGTACAGGAGAGATTAGCTCAAGATGTCGTTATGATGATAGTGGATGCACTCGGAAAAGAACACCCACCGCTAGCTGTTGGAATAATTATGGAGGGTGAACATCTCTGCAAATCGATGCGCGGTGTGAAAAAAGCAGGAAAAATGCATTCTTCTTTCTATTTTGATAATGGAAAGTTGCCTGAATTGAGGGCTGAATTATCACAGTTTGTTAGTTATGGTTAATTTATGACAGAGAAGAAGAATCCGGCTGAAAAGAAAAAAAGAGGGCGTAAATCGGAATACAGAATAGAGTTCTCCGATCAGGCCTTAAAGCTTTGTTTGTTGGGTGCAACGGATAAAGAGCTAGCCGAATTCTTCTCTGTTTCCGAACAAACATTGAACAAATGGAAAAAGGACTATCCCGAATTTCTTGAGTCCCTAAAAAAGGGAAAGAATATTGCAGATGCTAACGTTGCATCCCGTCTTTATAATCGTGCTATTGGCTATGACTGTAAGGCGACAAAATTTGCAACATCCGAAGGAAGAATAACAGACTCAAAAGAATATATTGAGCATTACCCACCTGATACGACAGCTGCTATATTCTGGCTAAAGAACCGGCAGCCGGAGAAATGGCGTGATCGCAAAGAGATTGACGCAAATGTGAATCTTAGCGATGAACTAGAATCAATGACAGATGAACAATTAACAGCTATCGTACGTGGCGAAAAAGAGTGAGAGAGAAATATTACTTAGGCGAGCGAAAGCAGCGACTATACTTCGTAAGCGTGAAGCCCGGAATGATTTCTGGGCTTTCTGCTTATACTACGACCCTAAGTTCTTCGCCAAACGTCTGTTTCTGAAAAGAATTGCAGAAGCATTTATGCGTGTATATTCATCGTACTTAGCGAATATTATCTACCGCCTTGCTGTCAGTATGCCGCCACGTGCCGGTAAGTCTTATATTTCCTCATTGTTTATAGCCTGGATGTACGGTCACTTCCCGGAAGAATCTGTAATGCGTAACTGTTGCTCTGATACTCTTTACAATAAGCTGTCATACGATACCCGTGATATTGTAAAATCTAAGCGTTACAAAGAGATATTCCCTGATATTCATCTGAAAGGTGATAAACAGAATGTGAAGAGCTGGAATGTGGAAGGCGCTCGCCAGGTATCTTATTTCGGTGGCGGTGTTGGCGGAACTGTAATCGGTTTCGGTGCATCAATGCTCGCCATGACCGACGACTTATACAAGAGCCTGGAAGATGCGTTATCCGATAATAATAACGAGAAGGTATGGTCTTGGAAACAAGGTACGCACGATTCACGTATTGAAGGAAGCTGCTGCATGATTGACATCGGTACACGCTGGTCTTCTAATGATGTCCTCGGACGCATGGAAGAAGCCGGCAAGTACAATGAAATCATTCGTATTGCTGCGCTGGATGAGAATGACGAAACTTTCTGCGCCGATGTACATACAACAGAGTACTACAAGGAACTACGTTCTGAAACAGACGAAAGTATCTGGATGGCCGAGTATATGCAGGAGCCCTTCGAAGCCAAAGGCCTATTATTTCCTAAATCTGCTCTCATGCGCTTTAAAAGTGCTGATATCGCAGGAAAGAAACCTGATGGCGTTATCGGTGGTTGTGATACGGCAGACAAGGGAGATGATGATTTTTGCGCACCATTCGCAAAGGTATTCGGGCCGAAGTACTTTATTACGGACGTACTATTTACAAAAGACCCTGTAGAAGTTACAGAGCCGCGCCTGGCTCAAATGGTAATTGATACGGAGTGCGACCAGATGCGTATTGAGTCAAACAACGGAGGACGTATATTTGCTATCCATGTCCGTAAATTGGTAACAGCGGAAAAGAAAGCTTGCACCATACAAGCCCGTCCTACCACACAGCATAAACCAACACGAATCATTATGAAGGCCGGTTGGATAAAGAAGTACTGTGCTTTCCTTGATGAATCGGAATACAGCAAAGGTTCGGATTATAGTCGCTTCATGAAAGCATTAACAAGCTACAAGCGCGAGGGTGACAATGCTCATGACGATGCACCGGATGGCATGACAATCCTTGCAGAGTTCGCCGAATCACTTGGTCTGAAATTAAAAACTTCGAATCGTAAGGTGGGCCGCGGATAAATTTCGTATATTTGCATCGTGAAACATGATTTCACAAGAGATAATACCATTCGTAAGATTCGGATTTGTCACGAACAACCGTGTCACGTCAAAAAAAGACCTTAAAATAATGATGAATGGAAATTCTTTATGTTTTTTCCAGCATCTGTACAGTTATTCAATTCGTGCACTGGCTGTATAGGCAACTAAAAAGATTAATTAAATAAGTAGATTTTTAGGCAGGGATCATGTCCCTGCCTTTTTCGTATAATCACTTGGCATTTATATTTTAAGAGAAAAGTATATGCCAGATATTAAGGACATTCTAAGAAATGAAGACTTCGGTAGCATAGTAGGTGATTTATGCGTTGATACACGCGAGAACCGCAATCCTCGCGAGTATATGGAAGAATACGATGGCGACAGGACTCGACGTAAAGAATCTGTCGGATATCGCGAACCGAAGAAGATCGCTGTATATTCAGAGACAGAAAAAGAGGTTGATCCCGATACAGGAGAAGAAAAGCCAAGGAGACTAGAGGATAAAACTGTAGAAGTCGCTCAAATTGTTACTAATCTACCAAAGAAGATAGTTCGTACCTCTGTTGCCTTTTTGTTTGGTGGTGAAATGACTATCACAGCTGAAGACCCTAATAACGGTTTTACCGAGTTTAAGAATATCTATAAGCGTAAACTCAAGATGCAATCAGTTTTGAAAGAGTTTGCTCGCAAGGTATTGTCTGAAACCAAAGCTGCTATTGTTTTCTATCCGGTTACTCGGGATGATGGTAAAAGCCAGCTAAAGGTTAAAATCCTCTCTACTCCTAAAGATAGCAATGTCGAATGTGAATTCTATCCACATTTCGACGAAGACGACGATATGGACGGCTTTCTCTATAAATACAATGCAGAGGTTAATGGTCGTACTTGTGAATGCGTGAAGATATACACGAAAGATACTATCTACTCCGGTGTTATGGATGGCATTTGGCTAGTAAAAAAGACAAAAAACCTCTTTGGCAAGATTCCGGTAGTATATGCCGAGGTCGATTGTCCTGATTGGGATGATGTTGCTAATTTGATGGATAAAAAAGAGATGAGACTTTCCCGTTTGTCAGATACGAACGATTACTTCTCTGAACCAATTCTAAAGACCTATGGTCTTGCAAACTTACCTAGTAAAGAAACTGTAGGCAAAGAATTGAACTTCGGAATGGAAGTAGACCCTGATACCGGTACATCATATCACGGTGATGCAGATTACTTAGCGTGGCAACAGTCCTGCGAGTCCGTAACACTTGAACTTAACCAATTGGACGACGCCATACATTCCGGAGCTTCCAGTCCTGATTTATCAATGAATAAGCTAATGGGGTTAGGTAATTTAAGCGGAACATCTCGCCGATTTATGCTGATTGACGCAGAAATTAAAGCCAGTGAGCAGATGGAAATCTTCGGTCCTGCAGTTCAACGTACTGTGTCAATAGTTCAAGCAGGAATGGCTAACATCACGCATACGAAGTATGCATCGCAGCTAAACGATAACTATATTGAAGTTGAATTCGGCAGCATTCTTCCACAAGACCTGGCAGAAGAGCTTAAAAATCTTGAAACAGCATCCCAATTTAATAGCAAAGAGACAATCATTAAAAATTCGCCATATACGGATAACGTTGAAGAAGAGCTAGCCCGCAAGAAACAAGATGAGAAAGATACCGCTCAAAACAATTCATTCATAGGAGCTACACTTTAACTATGCCTGAACTTTCCTTCTACGATAAACAGCATATACAGAAAGTTGCTGCACAACAGGCTGTAATAGCCAATATCTTTAATCAGTTTATACTTTCTGTTTCCCCGTATCTCCGCAAGTGGGATGATGCGGGGAAAAATAACGTATGGCTACGTAATCAGGGAATAGAGAACGCGGTTGACCGAGAACTGCTGAATCTTGAATCAATGTTATATGCTAATATTTCCGCATTCCAAAAGGATGGCTGGGAACGAGCAGAGAGAAAGAATGATGATTTTATTTCCCAGTTCATCAAGGGAATGGCTATTTCTAGCGCAACTAAGGATGGAATGTTTACTCATAACCTATCTGCATTTGAGGCTCTAAAGAATGATATAGATTCCAACGGTCTAAAATTGTCTGATAGAGTTTGGAATATTACACAGCAAACGAAATCGCAACTTGAGTTCTATCTTGATAGTGGAGTAGTTTCCGGTCGTAATTCGAACGGAATCAGTAGCGATATTCGACAGATTCTTCACAATCCTCAAAAACGTTTTCGCCGGATCCGGAATGAGAAAGGTGAATTGGTTCTATCACAACCGATGAAAGATTATCATCCAGGGCAAGGTGTATACCGCTCTGCATACAAGAACGCTCTCCGAACATCTGCAACAACTACGAACACAGCTTATCGTAGTGCAGACTATGAACGTTGGAGTAAACAGGATTTTATACTAGGAATTGAGATACAGCGTTCGGCCAATAATCGCGGACCGTGTAAGATCTGTGATGCGATGGTTGGAAAATATCCTAAAACATTCAAGTTTACAGGCTTCCATCCTTTCTGTATCTGCTTCGCTACTCCCATTACGATGGAACCAGAAAATTTTGCTGATTTCCTGCTGAATGACACAGTTCCGAAAGAGCAGGTTATTACAGACATTCCCCAGGGAGCAAAGGATTTCGTCAACGAGAATAAAGATGGATTGCAATCGGCTTTCTGGTATAAGGATAACTTCACCAAAGAAGGAAATGTAAATGAACGATTAAAACCGAAACCAACAATAACCACCCCAATTCAAATAGATAAACGAGATAAAGTAACGAAAGCTCAAACTGAATTTGTAACATTCACTACCCCTCAACAGGCTATAGATTTCATTCAAGCAAATATCGCTGATAATATTTCTATTGATATAAAGAAGACAGATTTACCTATCATTTCAGATATTGTAAATCAGCTAAACAGCAGAATGAATGAATTTGGAATACCTAAATTTAGGAATTTCGGTGCTCCTCGTAGTAAACAAGCTCATGCATCGTGGGACGAACTAAGCAATAGCATAAACTTTAATATAGGCAAGTTAAAGCGTAAGGATAGCATTTGGAAAAATGAAATGGCATGGAGACAACGAGGAATTAAATACAATTATTACGCTGATGAAAATGATGTTGTTCGTTCTATTGTGGACCATGAACTCGGACATAAACTTTTGAATATGTATTCCATGAAAATGGATGTAATAAATACATTCTCAAAAGCCAACGTCACAAGAAATGGCATAATTGAGACACACAATATACTCGGTTATTATTCAAGTACTCAAGAGCATGAGTACTTTGCAGAAGCTTTTTCTATGTTTATGGGTTCAGAACGTTCTAAATTGGGTAAGGAAACAAGCGCAATGATGGAACGTTTGATGGCGAAAGTTAATGCTAGAATGGAGAATATTAGCAAAAAAATTTCGGTTCAGGAAGTCGCTACTATTCAAAAAGCTAAACGTATCAAGACTGATGCTGAAATTACAGATATTAAACAAAAATGGAATGAACGAAAACTCTATAACAAAATAACCAACACAGAGAATGAAATACGCCTGAATAAAAGCTTTGAGACAGGAGTCTTATTTGACAAGAATGGTAATGTTGTAATCGATAAGCGCGGAGCCAAATATAGTGTTGAGTTTACGGATGAAGAATGTGCGAAGATGAAAGATTGCATTTTTACACATAATCACCCAAGAGGATGGCAAGAGCCAGAAAAGAGTTTGGGACGAATAGGTAACTCATTCAGTCCGGCTGATATGTATCTTGCAATAGCCCATAATGTATCAGAAATGAGAGCTGTAACACCTAATTATACATTCGCTATGAAACGTCCCGAAGAAGGATGGGGAATTACAATTAGTAAATTCGAAAAGCTAGTGAATCGGGAGAATAACAAACTAAGAGCAGAGTTTACTGCTAGAATCAATAATAATACACTATCCCCAACAATGGCTTCGGCGGTTCATTATCACATATTATGGAAACGGGTAGCGGAAAAAATGAAATGGAGTTATACAAAAGCGAAAACTCGTTAACTGGATTCTTTTAGAAAGACGAGCTCCCCTTTTTGGTCGCTTTCTCTTTTGTCATGTACCTGTGAGCCATCAAGGTATTTAACAGGAATGCCATTAGGGTATGCTGGGCATTTTAACTTATCAAAATTAAAATGCTTGCATTGTGTACACTTAGATATATACACATTGTAATATTCATGTCTATCTTCTATATAATCCATTCTACGCTTTTACTTAATTGCAAATGTATGCATTTGATTCTGAAATAAAATATATAAGCAGGAAAAATTTACTCCCAATATATTTTAAGGAAAAAAGTATGAAGATTTTAGCAACCATCAAAGCAGCTTTGAAAAAAGCTGGAATTCCTGAAAAGTATGCGGCCAAGGTGCAAGCTCTTTTCGACATCGAAAGTGAAGAGAACCTGGATAACTATATTGGGCTATTCAAGGATAATATTCTTCCGGACTTGGTATCAAATGAACAAGGCAGTCAAGCCAGTATTGATGCTGCTATTGCCGCTTATGAGAAAAAACACGGTTTGAAGGATGGAAAACCTATTGAGACAACTAAGACTAAAAAAACAAAGAAGCCGAAAGATGACGAAGAAGATGAAGACGAGGACGAAGATCTCGAAGGGTTGCCAGCTTCTGTTGTTAAGTTGTTGAAAGCCCAGCAGAAACAGATTTCCGAGTTGGCTGCATCTGTCTCTACTGTCGCTTCAACAGTCACAACTTCTACCAAGCAAGTATCAGCTAAGGCGTTGTTTGCAGATTCTAAACTCCCTGCAAAATGGTTCAATCGTATTGACGTCAACTCTGAAACTTCTGTTGAAGAACAGATAAAAGAGCTGCAGGAAGAATATGCCGAAATCAAACAATCTGTTATTGATGATGAGATCGCCGGTGGTGATTATAAGCCTAATTCCTATAAGCCTAAAGAACGTACCGAACAGGAATGGTTGAAGTTAATGGAGGACGAGGAAAGCTCTGATAATGGCACTGCTAGCCTTGGTCTGGAAGAATAATTATTAATATTTAAAGCTATGTTCAGAAAAAAACAAAGTGAATTTCAGTATGCTCCTGGTATCGAAAAGATTATCGAGGACATTCAGGGCGGTGGAACTATTGCCCGCGCGGAACTGAAGGGAATCATCGACGAGCTTCCTCCGCTTGTAATTGTGGGTAAAGATGCTAATGGCCTTTACCATGTTGTTAAAACCGGAAAAGTTACTGCTGTCGCAGCCGCCGATGCTGTTGCTATTCAAATCGCAAAGAAGCATGCGTTTAAAGTTGGGGAAGCTGTTACAGTCGGCGGTGCTTTAACCGGAGCTTCTGATGTAATCTCTGCAATTGACAAAACCAATGCAGCTTATGACACAATAACTCTTTCCGGAGCCATTGGAGCCGCAAAGATTAATGATGTCTTAGTTCTTGTTACTGCTAAAGCTGCTGCCAAAGCTGCAAAGTTCAAGTATACCCCGGAGGTTATCACTATGAACAAGGTTGATGTGACCGTAGCCAACCAGCAGTCAGGCCTCTTGGTGCGTGGTACTGTTAATGAAGCAGTAATGCCCTACCCTGTTGACGACGCTATTAAAGCGTTGCTCCGTTTTATCCGTTTTGTCTAATCCATTAAAATAATGATATATGGAAAGAAGTTTAATTAAACAAGTGAACCGTAAGAACATGGGAGCACGACTTAACTCACGTAAGGTTAAGCCGGTCTTCTTCCCTAACTTCTTCGGTGTAAAGCAGAAAGATTCTCTGAAATGGGAAACTTTGACTGGAGAGAAAGGTGCTCCTGTTATTGCAGACGTTATCAGCTTTGATTCTTCTGCACCGCAAAAGAAACGTGAAGTTGTAGGTAAGATGTCAGGTGATATCCCCAAGACTGCCGTTAAGCGTGGTATGAATGAAAGCGACTGGAACGAATACCGGCAACTTAGCCGTGATTGTGAAGGTGATTCGGATTTGAAATCTATCCTTGACCTCGCTTTCAAAGATCAGGACTTTGTATATAACGCTGTTCGTGGACGTTTCGAATGGTGGTGTATGCAGTTGATGTCTAAAGGTGGGTTCACTCTAAACTCAAGCAATAATAACGGTATTGTTACCGAGGAATTTGTTGGTTGTGGTATGAAGAATGAAAATAAAAAGGTTTCCGCTGCTGACTGGGCAAATGCAAACACAGCAGACGGATTGCAAGACATTGAAGATACAGTAGTTGCTGCCTCTGCTGATGGTGTTACCATTAAGTATGTAGTGATGCGCAAAGATCGATTTGCTTTATTGAAGAAACAGAAAGCCGTTATCGAGAAAGTTAAAGGCTGGATCAATCAGAAAGAAAAGCTGACTATTTCCAAGAAAGTTATCAATGAATATCTCTCTGCACAAGAGAATACAGAAGGTGTTCAGATCGTCTTAGTGAGCCCGGCTGTACGTATTGAAGATGCTTCTCATAATCGCACTACGATCAATCCATGGGAAGCCGCCAATATCTGTTTCTTGGAAGATTTACAATGCGGCGACATCCAACATGGTCCTATTGCAGCGGAACATTCTGTCGAGTACAAGAAGAAAGCAACGACACTGAAAAAAGACTTTGTATTCCTTAGCAAGTGGTCAGAGCTGGAACCTTTCAAAGAATGGACTAAAGCAGAAGCTAATGCCATCCCGGTAGTCAACGATCCTGATGCAATGTATATCATGAAAACTGATGCCAAGGAATGGGCGGCCGATGAAGATACTGAAAAAACTGATGAAGAGTAAACTGTAATGGCAACAATCAGAGAAACAATACTAGAATATCCCTCTATTGGGGATATGGAAGGCTTCTTGGATAAGGTAGTCCTTGTAAAGCGTGGTGTTAATCCCGAAGATAAATGCACTGCTGAAAACATGAAGTCGGTCGGTCTTTGTGTCGCTGATACATACGCTATGATGGTAAACTCACCGGATTTCAGTGAAAATAAGCTTTCTATCACTCATCCCCGTTCTTTCTATATTCAGACTGCAAAGCAACTGTACATAGAGAACGGGGAGCCGGAGAAAGCTGCTAAACTTGGGAAACGAATCATTATCAAAGGAAGAGCAGGTAACAGATGGTAAAACGGTATCCACATACAGCAATAGTTACTATTGAGGCTAACGGGCGCTTAGTTGATGGTGAATGGGTTCCTGGGAAACCGGTTGAAATATCTGTCCCCGGACGCTACGACCCGGTAAGCGATGGTAGAATCGTTCTCAAACGTAATTCGGCTGGTGATGAAGCGCAGGTACATGGCTATTTCTACTCCAAAATGCAACCGCCGGCAGACAGTAAGTTTTTACGTTTGAAAGTCGCATCAAAGGGTATTGATGTACCGGTTATCTGTTGGGAACCTTATCAATCACATTCAATTATCAACGTATGAAAAACGGCATGACTCCCCTATTCACCTTTGATGAAATGGAACGCTGGTTCGACCATTTTCAAAGTAAAGCAGAAGATAAGATGCTTGTTTTCCTGCAAGCAGGAGGTGAAAAGTTTATCGAAGTAGCCCGCCGGAGTGGCTCATATAAAGACCAGACTGGTAATCTTCGTTCCTCTATCGGATATATAATTGCAAAAGATGGGGAAGTTGTCAAAGAGAACTTCGTAGAAAGCGATAAAGGGACTGATAAGACAACTGGTAAGTATAAAGGGCGTAGGCTTGCAGAAGAAGTCTCTCTGTCGTATACTGGTGGTTATGTGTTGGTCGGTGTTGCAGGAATGGAATATGCGGCAGCCGTGGAAGCTAAAGGATATGAAGTCGTTTCAGGTGCTAACGCGCAATGTGAGAAATATCTAAGGGATACATTGAAATCTGTTTTTAGCAAGATTTGATTATGGATGAATTTGACGCTGTAGATATAGTTTATAATGCTGTGGCCGCTGCGGGCACCGATGTTGTGATTTACAAGGACAAATCGGAAGCAGGTGTTAATAGTGAGCATATTGTTATTAATCACCTGCAACTGAATGAACTTGACTTTATTAATAAAGTGCCTGTCAATATCAATATCTTCGTTCCCTTGAATGATAATGGAATGAACCAACGTCAACGAATGAAAGAGCTAAAGCGTAAAGTACGGAAATCGCTTGATTCAATCAATAGTAGTGACGGAGTATGTAAAGAAGTGGAAGTCCTTTGGAGCGTTCCAATGCCTGAACTGAAAGAGGGCTTTGCTTGTACAAGTATTAGATTAGAAATTTTAATAGATCAATAATTATGGCAGGAGAAGTTAGACCTATCGCTATGGGCGTAGGTGGAATTAAATTTGGAACAGTCGGTGACGGCGTTCCCGGTGCAGATCTCAAAGATTATCCCCTTCCGACCAAAGGAAGTGTTGCATTCAACTTTGCAGATCCCAAAGAAGTGAAGATTGAAGTAGAAGGTAGTGAAGAACCTTTTTATGTTGAACTGGTGAAAGATACGACAGATTATGTCGAGTTCTCCATCCCTACTCCATCAAATGAGGTTCTTAAAGAACTAGCAGGCGGTGAAGTAGATACAACAGAAGGAAAAAACATCTGGAAAAAGCCTCTTAGTACTCCTTCTATCTCTAAAACGTTCCAGTGTGAAACATTACCTAAAGATGGCAAGAAGGTTGTTTATACCATCGTTAATGGTAAGATTGCCTCTAAGATTTCACAGGCCCCCGGATCAGAACAGGCAGAGTTGTTGCTTGTTCGTGTCTACATACAAGCAGCTATCACGGCAGCCGGAAAACAACAAACGGCCTTTATGCGTGAAGTTGTATCTATTGTCGATAAGCCAGTAGAATAATTTATTGGATTCCTGTATAGCTAAGTTGGTGAAAGCACTACATTGGTTATGTAGATACCGGCGGTTCGAGTCCGCCTGCAGGAGCAAACTATTTGAAGGATGGAGCTGAAAGTATTGAAGGTTAGTCGCGAATAACTGGAAATATTGCCTGGAAGTACAACGGGCTAGGCTCCTTGGATTATTTATGAGCATAAAGAACTTATTTCAGCAAGAATCGGAATCTGTAACGGGCCAGCCTGTCAGAATTCCATTTGATTTCACTAACCGTAATTCCATCCCTAAAGGAAAGGATCCCGGTGATTGCATTGTAATAAAACCTATCACAGTCAGAACATGGTTTCGGATTCGTCCTCTCCTACTTGCCATAGAGAAAGAAGATATCGATAAGATGATTGTGAAAGAAGGTGAGCTAAATTCTGATTTCCCGGAAATGATAGATAAATACGGAGAACTCCTTCTCGACATTGTTTGCCTAGGTATACATAATAAATCAAGCGAACCGCCGGGATGGTTCAGGGAAGTTCTTGCAGACAATACCACATGGGAAGATATACGCATTCTACTTAATGCGATTATATACCGCATTGGATATAACTCTTTTTGCACGTCTATCACGACTCTTCGGAACGTGAGCCCGGTAGAAGAAGCGGAGATAATAGCCGCTCAAAAGAATCTGGAAAGTTGGAAGGATATAATCAGAGTAGATTCTTAGTTATTGCAAAAGAAGCGCTAGGATTGACCTTTGATGAGACTTTGGATAGTAGCTACGGATTAATAGAGATATTGCTTCAGGAGTACTCATTTATGATGAGAGAGCGTAATAAAGGTACAGATGAAAGTGGAGAAATTGAAGGAATAGATTACGAATGGATAGAACTTCCATCTTTTGATGAGCCAGGTAAGACTGTCAGAATGAAAAAGTATCTGGATATTAAAGGAAAAGCTAATAGTTAAGGGAATCTGTTGTCATGTTTATATATTAGGTTAACTGTTTTTTTATTAAATTGGTTTAGAGTATTTCCCTGTGTCTGTGAAGATATGGGGATTTTTTATTTATAGAAAAAGGCTATCTCTTCCCTATTCTTTCCGACCAAGGAACATAATCTTTCAAATGCTTTGGGATTATGTAGCAAAGGGAATTGATAGCCTTATATTGTATTTTCTAGGCCTATCAACTCCCCAAAGCATTTATCAAAAATCGTTCCTTGGTCTTAGAACAGTGCAAAGATGCTGATTCTTCCTGAAATAGCCAAATTTTGCCTCCTCTTTATATTTTAAGAATAAATGATATATGGGTATTCAGAATAAAGATGGTGCGTTATATTTCGCTACAGGTATAGATAATTCAGGGCTATATTCTGGGCGTCAGGAAGCGATGGGAATCATTAAGGCAATGGCCGGTGAAATTACCGCTTTCGATGTATTCGGTGGAATTGGTATCAGTGCAGGCATTGCTTTCGCTCAAGCAGCCAAAGGTGCTTATGAATTCGAAAAACAGTTCCAGCATAGTATGAAAGAAGTTGCTACTCTTTCAAGCGGTATAAAGGGCAGTTTGACGGACTACATGAATCAGGTGGTGGAAATAACTCGAGCTGTTCCAGTGTCAGCAAATGAAGCAGCTAAAGCACTATATCAGATTGTTTCTGCTGGGCATGATGGAGCAGATGGTATGAAAGTTTTAGAAGTATCTGCAAAAGCTGCTGTTGGTGGAGTTACCGATACAGCAACAGCAGCCGACGCCATTACAACTCTTCTGAATGCTTATAAACTAGATGTGTCAGAAGCTGAAAATCTATCAGACCAATTATTTACGACTGTCAGACTTGGTAAAACTTCGTTTGGTGAGCTAGGTAAGAGTATTGCACAGGTCGCACCTGTCGCCGCAGCCTATGGTGTGGAAATAGACCAGGTCTTGGCCGCCGTTGCTACTCTTACAAAACAGGGAACTCCCACCGCCCAAGCTATGACACAAATACGTGCTTCTATTATTGCAGTATCCAAGGTGCTTGGTGATGGTGCATTTGATAATAGAACCTATCAAGAAGCTTTAGCAGAGGTTGCTAGACAGGCCGAAGGTTCAGAATCTAAATTGCGTGAACTAGTTCCAGAAGTTGAAGCTGTTAATGCAGTTCTCGGTTTAACAGGGATAAATGTCAAAGAAGCTGCCGGGCATCTGGAAGAAATGCAGAATGCAACAGGTGCAGCAGAAGCAGCCTTTAAGGAAATGGCATCATCTGCCGAAAATCAAATGAAACTTCTTGGCAATAATATAACAGCCGCACTTCGCCCGCTGGGAAAGGAAATTTTAAAAGAAATATCTTCTGCAGCTCAATCAATGAATGAAGCTTTTAATGATGGAAGCGCTCAAGAAGCATTAAAAAATATAGGAGCTTTGATCGTTGTCGTCACGACGGCTCTTGCTGGATATAAAGGAAGCATTCTTGCTGTGAGTACAGCTAAACAAGTATATGCAGCAGTTACGGCTATTGTCAACAAACAGCGTGCTATTGAGGCTGCAGATCTAGTCCTGAAGAAAGGGCTATACGCTATTGAGGCTACAATGATTGCAAAGAACACATCTGCTCGCATCTTATTAACAAAAGCAATAAAAGCACAAACCATCGCTCAATTAAAAAATGCTGCAGCTATGCTAACGAATCCCTATGTATTAGCCGCTGCTGCATTTGCTGGACTTGGATATGCAATTTACAAATGTGCTACGGCTGAAACAGACTCCGAAAGGGCAATGAGAAAACATAATGCTACCATGGAGACTCAAAAAAAGAACTTGGATGATTTAAAGAGTAAGGCAGAAGGATTCCTTTCTGTTATTAGAGATGAAACATCTTCTCAATCCGAGAAATTGGAAGCATATAAACAACTTCAATCCATTATGCCAAACGTTTTAAAGAATCTCGATTTAGAGAAGCTTAAAACTATGGACCTAACCGATGCAAAAAGACTACTCAATGAAGAAGCATATAAACAGTATGTTATGGGTATCAAAGTTAAAGCTGTAATGAAACAAGAGGAATTGGATGCGGCTACTGCTGAATGGCAAAAAGCAATCGACGAAGTAGAAAAAAACAGAAAGGAAGGAGTTGAAGATCCTGGACTAAGTATCAAAATAGGCAGGTTAGCAAAAAAGAAGAATGAAGCGACAGAAGCCGTTCGTCTTGCAAAAGAAGAAGTTGAAAAAATAAATGAAATTCAGAAGAAAGCGAAGGAAGAACAAGATAAAGAAGATAAAAAAGCTGCCATTCAAAATAGAGCCTTTTGGACAAAACAAAAAGAAGATGCTACTAAAGCATTGGAGTCAATCGCTTCAGCACAAAAGAAGCAAATGGATGCTGGAAAATTCAAAGGGATAGATTCTGCTGTGGTAAAGTCTTATAAAGAAAATGTCAAGAAGCTAAAGGAGGCTGAAAAAGAATTAAAAGTCTATGATTCATCTTCCAAGCAGGACGACCAAGCTCACAAGCTCCGAGAAGAACAGGAGAAATATAACCTCCTACTAAATAAGCAGAGTAGAGAGCAACAGCGCATGAAAGAGGACTCTGCAAATGAACTCGAACAACTTGAAATCAACAAGCTCAAAGAAAGTAGTGAAAAGGTCCTTAGACAAAGGAAACTCAATCATAAGCTAGAGTTACAGGCTATCGATCGTGAAGCAGAGGATAAGAAATTACAAGAAATTGAAAAAGCTCGTTCAGCTTTCGAAGCTAATCCTCAAAACAAAAAGAAAACCTTCAATGCATCAGAATATGTCAAGTCAGAGCCAGTAAAGAAACAGTTTGCTGCATTTGATAAAACTGCTAATGAAAAAAAGGAAACTACAGATTTAAAGTACAACCGCGGGGATGATTTAGCTGATTTGTTGAATGAGTATCAAGACTATACGGACCAACGTCTTGCTATTGAACGAAAATTCAACGAAGATATTGCCACCTTGCAGGAACAACGTAAGCAAGCAGTTAAGAATGGAGATACAGAACAGGTTGAACAGATTGGTCGGTCTATTGCTCAAGCAACAAAGAATAAGGGAATGGAGCTTATGAACCTGGATTATGATAAGCTGAAAGAATCTCCTGAATACGTTCGCGCATTTGAGAATTTGAAAGAAACGTCTTCTGAAACATTGAACTCCCTTCTTAATCAACTAGAGAATGCGAAGAGTGCGGCAGCTAAAGTTTTATCTCCTGATCAGCTACGAGAATATACAAGTACTATTCAATCTATCATGGATGAGTTGGATAGCCGCAATCCGTTTCAATCATTGTCTGATAAGAAGAAAGAACTAGCAGAAGCGGAGGAAGAGCTAGCTAATGCGCAAATGGAATTAGAGAATGCCCGTCAGACTGCCGAAGCAGTCAAAGGTGGCGCTAAGATTGAGAATGGCGTCAAGTCCTCTAAATTCAATGAAAAGACCGGTAAGATTGAATCTACAAAAGCTTATTTATCCGAAGCACAGGCTCTTGATAAGGTAAAGGAAAAAACAGACAACTACAATGAGGCGAAAGATAAGACAGCAAAAGCAAGTTCTAAAGTACAATCTGCTGAAAGAAAAGTTGCAAGTGTAATAGGAGAATTGTCTGATTCCTTAAAAGGTCTAGGTTCTGCTATCGGTGGACAGGCAGGAGAAATAATCAATTTGATAGGAGATATTGGAAACTTTGCCATGACAGCAATGGCTGGAGTTGAAGGAGCGTCAACTACTACATCTACTGCTATTAAAACCGTTGAAAAAGCCTCCGTTATTCTTGCCATCATAGGCGCTGCTGTTCAGATTGCAACTAAGATTTTCGATATGTTCAGTAAGGATGATACAACGGAGAAATACGAGAAAGCGAAAGAAGCGTATGAATCCTATATCAATATCCTTGATCGAGTAATTGAGAAGCAACTTGAGCTAGCGGAAACTCTTACGGGAGACACGGCAAACGCTGTATATGAAGCAGCTATCGCCAATATAAAGAAACAAAGTGAGAATGCAAAAGTGCTGGGCAAGCAGTATTTGAACTCCGGTGCTTCTGGAAAGTCCCACTCAAAGGGTTATGATGAAGTAGATGATATGTCCGGTGAAGGATGGAAACAAGCTGCGGAAACATTAGGCATGTCTGAAAAGGAATTTAAAAAGAAAATGGGTGGTCGTATGACTGGGCTATTTGATTTGACTGATGAACAACTTTTAAAGTTGCAATCGGATGCCGGTATCTTCTGGTCCCAACTTGATTCTGATACGCAAAAATATGCCGATCAAATTGCAAATGGTGTAGGAAAGGTTGCAGAAGTGTTAGAGCAACAAATAGCTGATACAACACTCATTGATTATGATTCTCTTCGTTCAGACTTTCAGGACTTACTTTCTGATATGGATGCTGATTCCGCAGATTTTGCAGATAACTTCGAGGAATACATGCGAAATGCTATTCTCAACTCCATGCTTAAAGATGAATATATGGACCGATTAACAGCGTGGAGGGAGAAGCTATATAATGCAATGGACGATGGGGTAACCGAAGATGAATATAATGCTTTAAAGGCAGAAGGTCAACAGATAGCTGATGAAATGAAAGCGAGACGTGATGCGATGTCTGATATATATAAATGGGACAAAGATGATGATGAACGTGAAGCTTCAAAGAAAGGATTCGCTTCCATGTCGCAAGATTCAGCTGACAAGCTAGATGGAAGCTTTGCTGTAATGACTTCGCATACCTATTCTATAAATGAGGAAGTTAAGAGTATTAATTCTGGAACAGAGAAGATAGCAGAGAAACTGTCATATCTCATAAATATGGATAAGAATATGTCTGAAATGCTTCGGTGTAATGATACTATTGTTTCCCATTTATCAGACATCTCCAATTATACATCTAACCTTGTGGAAATAAGAGAGTTCATGTACGCTGTAAAGCTAGGAATAGACACGTTGAACACTAAAGGAATAACATTAAAGCGATGAAAGGGCAACTCTACATAGACAATAAAGACGTATTCACCGAATTAGGTGTAGCTACCTTGCAAGGCAATTACGGAGAGTTAGTGGCTTTTCCGTCTTCCAAGACACCGGATAGCAACGACTGGGCAGAAGAAGACGGTAAGGAATTCGACTTGTCCTCTATCACCCTTGACAGCCGGGAGTTCTCCCTTGAGTTCGGCTTCTTCTCCGAGTGGAAGTTCAATGACTTTGTTGCCCTATTATCCGATAGTAGTTATCATGACTTCAACTTTCCACACCTTGGAAGAACGTTCAGACTGCGGCTTTCCTCACAGAACAGTTTCGAGATGTACAGTAATACCCAGCGTTCGAAGTTTACTTTTGCCAACGACTTCCCCCGTCCGGATGATTATGTATATCTGGAGCCGGTCAACACCATTCCCTTGCCGGAAGGCTATGAACTGGACGGTGTGGATTTATCCGCCTATGGCGTGCTTATCCTCAAAGGAACGAATACGGAGATACTGAAGACACCTGCCGTTAAGAAAAACCTATTGCAGAACTTCAAAAGGCAAGATGGCGCAATCTACGACGGTGAATATGTGAAGTTCCAGACAAAGGACGTGAACCTCAAATGCTTGATGCGTGCACCGGATTTTGAGACGTTTTGGCGTAACCGTGACGCCCTTTTGCATGACCTCACCAAGCTATCTACAAAGACCGATGACGAAGGCTACAAGTATTCCGATGCGGAGCGTATATTTTATTGTGATGAGTGGTCTGAAAGCTATCCTTGCTACTACAAGAGTTGCAAGACGGATGATTTCAATCCTCTTGGGGGGATATGGTGGGAGTTTACGCTTACTCTCGTATTCACTTGCTTCCGGTTGGAAGAAACCGATTACCTTCTTGCCAGTGAAGCGGGAGAATTCATTATAACGGAGGACGGAGAATTTTATATTGATTTAAATTGATTTGCCATGCCATTAAAAAAGAAAAGAATATCAGAAATGGAAGAAGCCAACGACATGAAGGGTTTCTTTACCATCGGCTACCGGATAGTAAACGGTGTCAAAACTAGCCTTAAATTCGGGCTAGAGAAGATTCAGACGGCATTAGATAATATGCTCAAAGCTACGAGCGATGCCAAAACTGCTACTACCGATATGCGGCAATTAGAAGCTACTGTTGAAGGTAATGAATCAGCCCGTGAAACTGCTGAATCCCGTCGTAATGCTTCCGAGCAGTCGAGGCAAACGGCTGAAACCGGACGTTCTCGTGAAGAACAGGCCCGGGAAGCTGCTGAATCCGTTCGTATCACTAATGAAAATGCACGTAAGACAGCCGAAACAGGTCGTTCTTCTGCTGAAACTGCACGGGACAATGCAGAAAAGAAACGTGTTACTGACGAAAGTACACGAGAATCTAATGAGCAAGCTAGAAAGAATGCTGAAACAGTGAGAGGCAATGCTGAATCCGAACGTGTAACTAATGAGAATGCCCGCAAATCAGCTGAAAGTACGCGATCATCCGAAGAAGATAAGAGAAAGTCTGCCGAAACTTCACGCGCTACGGCTGAAACCGGACGTTCCTCTGCCGAAACAATCAGAGTTCAGAACGAGAACGTACGTAAATCTACTGAAGAAGCACGTGTTATAGCGGAAGGCAAGCGGGTAACTGCTGAAACTGGACGTGTTGATACAGAAGCTAAACGTGTTTCGGAAGAACAAACACGTAAAAGTAATGAAGATGCACGCAAATCTGCCGAAACAGGCCGTTCCTCTGCTGAATCGGAACGTGTAAAGGAAGAAGATAAACGGAAAACCGCTGAATTAGGTCGTTCTTCTGCTGAATCAGAACGTGTCACTGCGGAGAACAAAAGAAAAGCGGATGAAGTCATAAGAGGCAATAATGAAACTGCCCGTGTCTCTGCTGAATCTACCCGTAATCAATCTGAAACGGCTCGTATTAATGCCGAGAATGCACGCAAGACTGCCGAGGATGTTCGCATATCTGCCGAGACTAAACGGGCAACAGCGGAAACTTCACGTGCTACCGCTGAATCAGGTCGTTCCTCTGCTGAAACAATCAGAGTTCAGAATGAAGATGAGCGTAAATCTACCGAAGCAGCACGTAAAGTTGATGAGACCAACCGGGCTAAGGCGGAAGTGGAACGTGTTAAAGCGGAAGAAGCTCGTAAAGCTGAATATGGCGGCATTGTAGATGAGATGAACCAAGCTACAGAAGATGCAACTGCACAACTAGGACTTGTAAAGACGGCTACTGATAATGCAAATGCTGCAGCAACACTCGCAAATCAAAAAGCAACTTTAGCAGGTGAGAAAGCTGCCAAGGCCGATGCTGCCGCTGGTAGTGTCAACGAATCGAAAGAAGCTGCTTTACAAGCTGCGGCAGGTGCCAATGCCGCTAAAACTGCATCGGAAGCCCAAACCGCTTTGGCTAAAAAAGCAACAGATGATGCTAATGCGGCCAAGGATGCATCTGTAATACAAACAGGGTTAGCAAAGAAAGCCACGGACGATGCCAACGCAGCAGCATTGGCCGCTAACAATGCAGTATCCGGGGTTGATGCTAAAGTACAAGCAGCCATTGACAAACTGGTGGCCGGTGCTCCGGATGCGTTGGATACGCTAATTGAACTAGCAAATGCACTTGGTAACGACCCCAATTTTGCCGCTACAATGACAACGGAGCTAGGAAAGAAGCTCAATGTGACGGATATAGTTAATAATCTGACGACTGGAGGAGCCGGCAAAGCTCTTTCTGCAGAGCAGGGAAAAGCTTTGAAAGCTGCTCTGGACTCACATAATCATGATGCAGTATATGAGAAGATTATTACCAAGCTTACCGCCTTTAATAAGAATTTCGGAAGCTCTGCCGGGACCGTGTGCGAGGGAAATGATTCGCGTTTGAGTAATGCACGGCCTCCATTAGCGCATACGCATAAAGTATCTGAAATCAGTGATTTCCCTTCTTCTATGCCCGCTAGTGACGTATACTCTTGGGCGAAGGCTGCATCCAAACCAACCTATACGGCAAGCGAAGTAGGTGCCTCTCCATCAGGTCACAATCATACCGGTACATACGAACCTGCATTCAATAAAAACTCTGCTTTTAATAAGAATTTTGGTAGTGCAGAAGGGACGGTATGCCAAGGAAACGATGCTCGGCTAAGTGATGCCCGTACACCGAAAGCGCATACGCATAAGGTATCTGAAATCAGTGATTTCCCCACCTCTATGCCTGCAAGTGATGTGCCATCATGGGCGAAGGCTGCTAGTAAACCTAGTTACACAGCGAGCGAGGTTGGCGCTTCTCCTTCTAATCACAACCATACCGGAGTATATCAACCTGCAGGTAGTTATGCGGCATCATCGCACGGTCATAATGCGTCTGATATAACTCCTGATAGTACTCATCGCTTTGTTACCGATACGGAAAAAGAGACTTGGAACAGTAAGGCTGCGGGAAACCATAACCATGATTCTACGTATCAACCAAAGGGAGATTATGCACCTGCTTCACATAAACATGCAGCAACAGATGTAACAGAAGATACCACGCACCGATTTGTAACGGATTCTGAAAAGACAAATTGGAATGGTAAGGCGGCAGGAAATCACAACCACGATTCGGTATATCAAGCAAAGGGTAATTATGCGGCAGCGGCACATAAGCACGGAGCGTCAGAAATAAATGAAGATGAGACACACAGGTTTTTTACTGATACTGAACGTGAAAAGTTGGGCAGTATAGCAGCAGGAGCAAATAACTACACTCATCCAGATACACACCCCGCATCAATGATTGAAGAAAGCACGTCAAGAAAATTTATGACTAATGCGGAGAAAACTTTACTAAGTTCTCTCGGAACTAATGCAGTTTTATTGTCTGGTCAAAGTTTAGGACAAAACGGGTATGTCAAATATAGTAATGGGCTATTAATACAATGGGGGAAGCAACCCGGTTCAACCGCTAGTACTGTTACCATTTATCTGCCAACTTCTTTTTATGATACTAATTATGTTATTCATGGCTGCATTATTAAAGATGCTTATGATGAAAATGTATATACTGCTACATCTTTGGTTAATCCAACGGTAAGCAGTTTTAAGATGGATAGAAATTTTGGTTCAAGTTCTGGAACAGGAGTATCTAGGGCAAAATACAGTTGGATGGCAATAGGTCGTTGGAAATAATTTAAAAACAAATATCATGAAGTATTGGAAAAATGGATTCTACGATGAATACCAGGAAGATTCGGTAGAGATTACAGAAGAGTATTATAATCAGTTACTAGCTGGTCAATCAGCCGGATTGCTTATAGTGGAAAGCAAGAAAGGTTGTCCGATCTTAGCTGTACATCAACCCTCTATCAAGGAAATTAGAGCACGAAAGCTCAATGAATTACGATTGTACGATTCATCTGAAGAAGTGAATCAGTTCTGTATAGATAATACGCATGGATGGTGGAATAAAGCTACTCGCGTAGGTCTTATGAACTCTATTGCAATTGAAAAGGGAACTGGACGATCTGAAACAAATATCTGGCTGGGTGATACTCTGTTTGTTTTGCCTGTCGAAAAGGCTATTGATATGTTACAACAGCTAGAATTGTACGCCCTTGCGTGTTTTGACACAACACAAAGGCATACAAAAACTATTCAACAGCTAGCGACAAAAGACGAAATAGAAACATACGACTTTCGTACAAGTTATCCCGGAAAGCTAAGTTTTTCCGGATAACCGATCGTATAATCGTAGTTTTCGATTTCCTCAATAGTCTGCAATGCTCTGACTGCTGCAATGTGCGATTGTGTAACATTGTAGCAGTTTAGTGCATACATCTCGATTTCGTTCAGCATTCTTAAAGCATCCGAAATGGGAATGGCATACTTTGTTGCGTCATACCACAATACCGTGTCTGTTTTACCGATTTCTTTTTCAATCGAAATAGAGTTAAATAATCCAACACGTGTGCTTTTATCTAACCACATGCTTTTACCCAATAAATCAAAAGAATTGACACTGTTTGATTTGTCAAATAATTGTATTTCAGAAACTTTCATTTTCCGCGCTTCTTCAATGTCGTACTCATATTCTACCAAAATAGGATATCTATTTTTGCTTTCAGCTATTATCAAGCCGGTAGATTGACCAGCTAGTAACTGATTATAATACTCTTCTGTAATTTCTACCGAACCATCTATAGGCTCGTCGTAGAATCCATTTTTCCAATACTTCATAATACATGTTTTTAAATTATTTCCAGCGCCCGATCGCAAACCAGTCCCATGATTCTTGTGATAATCCAGTAGTACCCCCACTTGCATAATTTCTATTCAAATAAAATCTACTAACTGTTTTATTTATCGCCAAGGGAGATGATGAATATACGGCGGAGTCACTACTTGGCTTATATACAGTTGCAAATATTTTATATTCAGTATTATAAAAAGATGTAGGCATAGTCACACTATACGAAGCTGTAGATGAACCTCCAACTCTACCCCATTGTACAAGTAATCCATTATTAAATTTTGCATAACCGTTCAAGGATAGGTTTACGCTTATTGCGTTCGATAGATCAGCTAAAGCATACGTAGTCCCGAGAGAACTTTGTGCAAATACAACTATTAAAATCAGTACTATTTTTCTACTAAAATTATTCATAATCAAATCAGTGTTATAATATTTTCTATTTCCAACGACCAATTGCTATCCAAAAGAATTTCCAAACACTGGGCAATACAGTATTGCCATTTGTATATGTTACACCACCTTTGAAATAAGCAGTAGTTTTAGTGTTGACATAAGGGCACAAAACTACGGACTCAGCAATATTTCCATATTCTGCGCACATTGACATTGAATAACTGGTGTCTTTAAAAGCCGTAGGAAAATAAAAATTAGTAGCGGATGAATACCCACCGCTATATCCCCACTGAATCATCAGACCATCTGGCAGTTTGTAATACCCATTTTGTCCGAGGTTCTTTGTTGTAACATTGGAAAAATCTTTCAACGCACAATTTGTTCCGAGAGAACTTTGTGCAAATACGACTATTAAAATCAGTACTATTTTTCTACTAAAATTATTCATAATCAAATCGATGTTATAAAATT